TCGTACGCGCCGAACACCGACACGCCGCCCGAGCTGATCCGGTGGCCGAGGTTGTGGATGGCGTCCGAGACCGCGGCCGCCAGCTGGTCCGCGTCCTGGTTGGGGTTGCCGCCCTGCCCGTAGCAGCGGGCGACGTAGCGGACCTCCTGGACCGGCGCGTGCTTTGCGCGGGACCGGCCGAGGCGGACGATGACGACGAAGCGGACCCACTCGCCCCGGCCCCGGACGTCGCCGGCGTCGGTCTCCACGCCCGTTGCGCTGACCGTGCGACCCATCGGCTCGGCAAGGCGCACGCGCGTCGTGAGGGCCGCCACGGCGGCGTTGTCGCGGATCGTGGTGAGCAGGTAGCCCGACGGGTCGGCGAGCGTCACTTCTTGCCTCCGAACACGTCGCCGCGCGCCCGGCGCTGGGAGCCGACCACCCTGTGCTTGATGCAGGCCGCCTTGACGTACACGCCGGCGTCCGGGACCCGCTCCATGAGCGCGGGCGTGGCGAACGGCTCGGCCGGCATCTTGAGCGTCCCGGTCTCGAGGAAGCGGGCAGGGAAGCCCCAGCCGCCGATGACCGTGATGCCCTTGCCGAGCTTCGCCCGGCGCGGCTTCTTGACCGAGGTCTGGCCGCCCGTGGCGTAGACGCCGACGCGCTTCGTGCCGACGTACGCGAGGACCCCGCCGCCCTCGACGAGGCCCTGCCCGAGGGGCTCGGCGTCGGGCACCCTTGCGCCCTCGACGATCGCCTTCGAGAGCTCGAACAGGCCGTCCGCCGCGGCGAGGGTGAGGGCGTCGAACGCCTGGCGGTTGAGGACGATGCGCCGGGCGCCGCTCGCGCCACGCCGCGCCATCAGCCGACCCTCCTAAGGCCGAGCTCGAGGTGGTGGCCGAGCCCGGCCGCGTCGGGCATCGCGACGATGTCGTACCGCGCCGTCCCGACCTCGATCCAGCAGTCCGATCCGAGCCCGGCGAGGGGTCGCAGGTAGCCGACGTGGTCGCCGATGACCGGGCCCGCTCCGCTCGCCAGCGCGAGCTCGCGCGCGGACCGCGGCTGGATGCTGGCCGGCACGGCCGTCGCGACCGTGACCTCGACGCTGACGGGCTGGCCGTAGTCGTCGACGGCGCCGGTCGCGGCCATCCGCTTCACGGTGACGCGCTGGAGCAGGCGGGAGTCGAAGCTCATCGGATCTCGCCCTCCGCCTGGCCGAGGCTGGCGAGGATCGAGGCGCGCTCGAGCTCGTAGTTGAACGCGCTGTTGCTGGTGAACGACTGCTCCCAGTTGCCGATGCGCTCGGAGGCGACGCCCGGCTGGTGGACGAGGTCGAGCTGCACCAGGGCGACCATGACCCGGATCCGCTCGGCCGTGTCGTCGGGCCGCTGGTAGCGCACGTCGACGAGGCCGCGCCAGGCGCGCGCGGGGTTCGTGCCGGTCCACAGGCGGTACAGCGTCCGGCCGGAGTCGGAGACCTCGTAGTCGTCCGCGGCCAGGGTCACGGCGGCGCCACGTGCGTCCTCGACGATCGCGGTGATGGTGTCGGCAGGCTCCGAGAGCATGAGGAGGTCGCCGCGGACGCGCAGTCTCTCCCGCGACGCGACCGGTCCCGCGACCCGGTCCACGTCCGCCCTGGCGGCGTCGAGCAGGGACTGGAGGGCGGCGTCCGACAGGTCGGTCGTCACGAACGCGCGCAGGCGGGTCACGGTGAACGAGGACTCTGCCGCGACCGAGATGAGCGGGAGCGTGACGCCGACGCTGGTCATGTCAGGACTCCGGGGCGGTGATCGACATGGACGCGATCGGGAACGCCTCGCCTGCCGTCACGGTCGTCGTCGCGACGTTGCAGTCGAACCCCGACCCAACCCCGACCGAGCCGTCCATGACGGCCGCGCCGGCGGAGGTGAGGACGCGGAACCAGGCGGCCGTGCCCGAGGCGTCAGCCGACGCGTCCTGGGTGATCGCGTGCGCGGCCGCGACGCCGTCGGCGGCCGAGGAGAACGCGGGGTTCGCGAACGTGCAGGTCGCCAGCAGCGTCTGCGTGCTGACGGCCGTGTCCGCGGTGGCCGGCTGGGTGCCGTCATAGACCTTCACCGTGCCGCCGTCGCACCGGGCGGCGACGGCATCGGCGATGGCGTTGGCGGTGAGGGCCGCGAGGGTGATCGAGTGGGCCATCGTCAGGCCATCGCGTAGGTCTGCGGCATCGACCCGGACGCGACGATCGTCACGTTCGACGCGGCCGCGGGCTCGACACGGAGGAAGCCGGAGTAGTTGACGTCGTACACGTAGGTCCCGACCGCGACGTTCGCCGGCAAGACCGCGATGGTGCCGCTGGCGTCGGCAACGGTGATGGCCCCGGCGGCGGTCGTGTTGACCACGATCGCGTGGAGGACGCCGGATCCCGTGCGCACGGCGCAGACGTTGTCCCAGCCGACCACGATGGTGTCGTTGCCGGTGGCCGTGACCCAGCCCACGCCGGTGATGCTGGTGACGGTGGCGAAGAACTTGGTCCCGGTGACCAGGATGCCGTTGGCGCCGGGCGTCAGGGTCTCGGTGATCGCCTGGCCGGAGAGGTCCGTCCCGGCGACGACGATCGTGCCGGCCGTGTCCGCGCCGCCGACGACGGTGCGGGTGAGGGTGACGTGCCGGGCGCCGGAGGTCGGCGCGGTGGCCGCGAGCGTGTACGCGCCGACCTTCATGTCGACGGACACGACGAAGCCGTCCGCGTCCCCGACGGGCGCGGCGGAGAGGTTGGACCAGGGCCAGCCCATCAGTCGGCCCGGACTTCGGGGGCGTGGAGCACGGCGCGCTTCACGGGGTGGGGGAACACCAGCGGGCCGAACGCCTTCGGCAGCCGCCGGATGAGCGGGTCGGCCGGGTCCACCGGCTCGCCCTTGCGGTACGCCACCGGCACGCCGTCGATCTCCGTGGTGAAGGACTCGAGCACGACGTACGCGGCGGGCGCCTCAGGTGCCTTCGCCATGGGGTTCTCCTTCGGGGGTGGGTGCGAGGGACGGAACGTCCGCCCCTCGCGCTGCTACGGGGATCAGGCGGGGTTGATGCGGATGCGGCGCCCGGCGTCCACGTTGGCCGGCTTGGCGGTGTTCCGCCACCAGGCGTAGATGCCGCGCTGGCCGGTCGGGCGGGAGCCCGCGGCGTGCTCGAAGATGTGCGGGACCACCTCGACCGACATGCCCGCGCGCTCGACCACGTAGAACGAGGACGGGTTGACGAGCGTGGCGACGATGGCCGAGTCGGCGGTGCCGGTCGGCGCGGAGGGGGCCTCCCAGACCGGGTAGTTCATCAGCCGGAGGCCGGTGTTCCCGATGGGGGAGTTCTGGGGGTAGCCGACGGACGCGTACTGCGCGCCGCCGAAGAGCTGGCCGCCCGTGGTCTCCATCGCCTGCGCGGCGCGGATCGTGGCGCGGCCCATGAACCAGGCGGCGTTGGCGCGGTGCCGGATGGGCAGCGCGGCCTCGGTCGCGTACAGGTCGCCGATGGCGAAGGTGTTGTTGGTCGCGGTCTCGACCTCGGTGTAGGAACCGGCGGTCGTGGTGGCGGCGAACATGCCGATGGGGTTGAAGCCCGCACCGAGCGCGTCGCCGATGCCGAGGGAGTAGCTGGACTCCTCTTCGGTGTCCTTGGCCTCGGAGATGAGCGCGGCGAGCTCGGTGACGATGTCGGGGCGATCCGACATCAGCTCGATGGACAGGCCGACGAAGCCGTGGACCTTGCCCACGATCGCGCTGATCTGCCCGACGGCCCCGCCGCCCTCGCCCACGGCCGCGGCCTCGGCGGCACGGCTGATCGTGACCGCCGCGATGGTCGGCCCGTGGTAGGTGTCGGTGCCGACGATCGTCTTGACCGTGCCGGCGGCCCGGTACGGGTTGATCGACGTCCAGGCGCCGACGTGGAGCAGGGTCGGGTCGAAGTAGAACGGCACGGCGTAGCCGCCGGTGGCGTCCGTCTGGACCGTGAGGGGCGCGACGGCGCGCATCTCGTCGGGGTTGAGCGGGCGGCCCTGGACGTACTTCGTGAACGCCCGGAGGTAGACCGGGGAACCGGTCGCGAGGATCCGGCGGGCGAGCTCGCGGTTGGGGTTGTGGGCCGAGGGCTGGTCGGCGATGTCGAGCAGCTTCTGCAGGTGCTCCTGCTCGACCGCGGCCTTCGACTCGGGGTGCGGGTAGGTGGCCTTCTCGACGGCGAACATCGCGCCGTCGCGGTAGGCCTGCATCAGCTCCGCCTCGGAGCCGCCCGCCGTCTGGCGGTACTGCTCGAGCGCGAAGATGTCCTCGGGCACGCGGCGGGCCTTGGTGGCGATCGTGCGGCCGGAGAACGGCGGCTCGACCTTGCGCGGGTCCTTCGCCTGCTCGGCGAGGGCGGCGCGGCGGGCGCTGATCTCGGTCACGCGGGCCGTGGCCTGGGCCTCGACCTCGAGCAGGCTGGCCCACTCGGTCCGGGCCTCGTCCGTGAACGGCTTGACGCCGAACTCGGTGTCCATGTCCTGCTTCCGCGCGGAAACCTGCCCCTGCAGGTTGACGATCTCCTCGAGGGTCTGGCACGCCTCGAGGTCTGCGAGGGTGATCATCATGTCTCCTGGATGAAGCGCAGCCAGTCCTCATCGGTCCGGAAGCGCTTCGGGATGGCCGCCTCGATGGGCGGGACGGGGGCCACCGCGACCGGCGGCGTGGGCACCGGCGCCGCCGGCTCGACCGGCTCGTCGGGGGGCGCCGGCTCGTCCAGCGCGAGGAGACCGTCGATCGAGTCGCGGATCGCCCGCAGCTTCGCCTCGGTCGTGGTCGAGAACGCAGGCCGGCCCTCCTTCGCCCGGAGCCGCGCCCGTTCCTGCGCGTGCTCGACGAGGGCGGCGGCCTCGGTGATGTGGGTGGTCAGGCGCTCGGAGAAGGTGTGCCGCTCCTCCTCGGTCTCGGCGACGATCTCGACGGCGTCGCCCTCGGCCGCCATCGCGCGCCGGCGGCCGGCCGGGCGGCTGAGGCGCTGCATCGTCTGGCCGATCGACTCGATCCGGTCGACCATGCCGGCGGCGAGCGCCTGGCGGGCGTTGAGCACCCGACCGCCGCCGTAGTCGGCCTCGACGACCGACGCGGCGACGCGGCGACCCGCGGCGACGTCGGCGAGGAACTGCTGGTACGTGGCGTCGACCCGCTCCTGGATGTCGGCCCGCGCGTCCTCCGAGAGGGGTTCGAACTCGTTGCCCTCGGTCTTGTGCTCGCCCGCGGAGACGAGGGTCATCGTGACGCCCATCTCGTCGAGCATCTTGCTGATGTCCTGGTGCATCGCGTAGACGCCGATCGAGCCGACGTGCCCGGACGGGGTGATGACGACCTCGTCCGCCTGCAGGCCGATCCACGCCGCGGCGGACGCGCAGAGGGTGTTGACCGACGCGACGATCGGCTTCGACCCGCCGCGGGCCGCGCGGATCTCGCCGGCGAGCTCGGTGACACCGGAGACCGCCCCGCCGGGGGAGTCGATGTCGAGCACGATGGCCGTGATCGACGGGTCGCCGAGCGCCTTCGCCAGCGACTCGCGCAGGCCCTCGACGCTGCACCCGCCGAAGTACTCCATCATCCAGCTCGAGCGGTACTCGATCACGCCGTAGACGGGGATGACGGCCACGCCGCCGACCGTCACGGCGCCGTCGTGCTGGCCCTCGAGGGCGAGGATGTCCGCCGACACGGCGACCGGCTGGCGGGCCCAGTCGACGATGCGCGCCAGGGTCGCCGGGAGCAGCGCCCACGGCGCCTCGGCGAGCGTGTTGAGGTTCGGGCGGGTCGGCATCTCACTGCCCTCCGGTGGTCGCCGGGAGCGCCGGCAGGGTCTTCGTGCTGACGACGGGCGGCCGCTCGCGGACGGCCTGCGGATCGAAGGTGCGGGTGACCTCGAAGAGCGCGGGGAAGGACGCCACGAGCGGGTGGTCGGGGGCGAACAGGTCGCCGCGGGCCACCTCGGAGCCGGACCAGTCACCCGAGGCCGGCCAGAACGCGACGCGCGCGGCGACCGCCGCGGGCCCCTGTCCGGGCGGCTGCAGTTGGACCGGGACGAGCCCGGAGTGCTGGCCCTTGAGCCGCCGCAGGTCGCCGGCCGTCACGGCGTCCACGACCGCGTCGTGGTCCCAGCCGCCGTCGCCGAGGGTCCGCATGGCGGTCGCCTCGATCGCGAGGACCTCGGCCGCGTCCTTGATGTCCTCGCGGAGGAACGGGACGTCGCGCTCGTCATACCAGAGCCGCGATCCGGCGATCGGCGGGACGATGGTCTCGAGCGAGCCCGCCATGTTGCGCCAGGCCGGGCGGAGCATCTTGTCCGCCTGGAGGCGCCGGGTGGCGTTGAAGTTGCCCGCGTTGAGCGCGGACCCCTGCATGCCCTCGGACAGGCCGACGATCGTGGGGTGCACGTTCATCGCCGCGGCGATGCGCGTCTCGCCGGCGCCCTGGGTCGCCTTGAAGTCCATCTGCACGAGGTCCTTGCCGACCGCCTGGGCGTCGGCGCCGCCGATCAGGTACATCGTCCGGTAGGCGTTGAACGCGCCCGAGTGCTCCTGCTCGAAGAGATCGATCGACTCCTGGGCCTTCTTGCGCTCCATGCCCGGCGGGTACTTCACGATCAGGTTCGGGGTGGCCGCGTTCTCGAAGAACATCCGCTTGTGGACGGTCGCGGCCGAGTCGCCGCTGATCTCACGCAGGACGGCGGTCGGCAGCGGGATGCCGCGGTACCGCGCGAGCGGGTCCCGGATCGGGAAGTAGTGCGCGACCTCCTCGGGCAGGAAGTTCCAGGTCTCGCCCGTCGCGTAGGGACCGTTCACCGCGTAGCTGTAGCCGATGACCTCGGCGTCCGGGTCGGATCCAGGGTTCTGCGTCTCGCGGTTCGGCGAGCCGACGAGGACCGCGGTCCAGTCGGGGCGCAGGCGCTTGATCCGGCCCGGGCGGCGGAGGCCGAACCAGTCACCGGCGAGGTCGGCGTCGAGCATCGCGACCGTGAGGAGGTCGCCCGTGGTCATGCCCGGCTCGGGGCGCTCGAGGATCTGCAGCTCGGGGGTGCCGAACAGGTCGCCCGGGCGGCCGCCGCGCAGCTGCTGGAACTGGAAGCGCGCCTCGGAGAAGAGCATGAACCGCGTCATCAGGCACGCGAACACGATCCCGTTGCTCTGGTAGGCCCCGCGGACCAGCCCGGCGAAGTCGCCCTCGATCACCTCGCGGTTCGCCGACCAGGTCTGGTTCAGCAGCGGCAGGCCCGCGGCCTGCATCCAGCCGGCGAGGTCCTCGATCGAGAACGACCCGGGCGTCGCGCGCATGCGCGGCGGCGTGATGAGCGAGCGGATCAGGCTCACGCCCGCCTCCAGTCCACGTTCGAGGCGGCGAGCAGCACCCCGGCCGAGAACAGGCCGAGACGCCAGTCGACCGCGGCCAGGGCCACGACGATGCAGAGGAACGCCACGAGCCACACGACCCGCTCGAGGAGGACGACCCGGGTGGGGTTCATCGCGCCCTCCCGAGCAGGACCGCGGGCTCGGCGGCGAGATCGGCGGCGTGGACGATCAGGCGGGCGACGCCCATGTTCAGGGCGACGATCCCGTCGATGCGCTCGGAGCTCTTCGACTTCGACGGCTTCTGGTTGCCGGCGGAGTCGATCTCGACCTCAACGTTCTCGGCCATCCAGCGCAGGACCGGGTGGCCACCGTGGCGGAGCTTGCCCTTGAGCAGCAGGCGCTCGAGCTCGTTCCAGCCGGGGCCGAGGCCCGCGTGCGTCTGGGGGATCGGGACACACGTCGCGCCGTCCTGGCCGAGCTGCGTGACGAGCTGCGTGGCGTTCCACCGGTCGTACCCGGTCTCCTCGATCTGCCAGCGCTCGGCGGTCGCCTTGCGGTCCTCGCGGACGACGTCGTAGTCGGTCACGTTCCCCTCGGTGGCGATGAGGTAGCCGTCTCGGACCCAGTCCTGGTACGGGACGCCGTCGTGGCGCGACCGGCGCTCGACGCCCTCGGCCGGGCAGTAGAAGCGGGCCGACACGGACACGAACTCGTCCTCGTCGGGCTCCGAGACGTCGATGACCGCGGTGAGGTCCTGGACCGACGCGAGGTCGATGCCGCCGAACACCCGGGTGCCCTCGGGCATGACCCGATCGAGGAACGCGTCGTACGTCTCGAGCTCGCCGTCCTCGTCGGTGATGCGGCCGTCGTTGGCGTCCCAGACGTCCATGTCGAGGGCCTTGACGGCCTGCTTGGTCGGCACGTCCATCCGGAACTGCAGGAACGCCGCGAGCTTGCCCGGGGAGCGCTTCGCCTTCTCCGCCTGCTCGCGCAGGGTGTCGACCTTGACCGAGACGCCGAGGTTCGGGTTGGCCTTGGGCCAGACCGCCTCGTCGAACGGGTCGTCGCCCTCGTCGAGCGTGTAGACCAGGACGAGCATCGAGTCGTCCGTCGCGCGGCCCTCGACGACCGCCACGGCGTCCGCGCGCTCCTCGGACCACACCGACTGGCGCTTCTTGCCGGCCGTCGTGATCTTGACGATGACGGGCTGGCGCCGGACGCCCACGCCGGTCTCGATGCTGTCGATCGACTCGCGCTCCTCGATGGCGTGCAGCTCGTCGATGACCGCGGCGAACGGGTTGGTGCCGATGTCGCTCTCGCCCGAGTCGCGACCGAGCGGCCGGAAGAACGAGGCCGTGCTCTCGTCGGCGAGCGACAGGGCGTACGTCGAGATCCGCTTGCGGAGCGCCGGCGCCTTCTCGATCATCCGCTTCGCGTCGAGCCAGACGAACTTCGCCTGGTCGCGCTTCGTGGCGATGCTGTAGACCTCGGCGCCGGGCTCGCCGTCGAAGAACGCAAGCATGATGGCGAGGCCCGCGGCCATGAGCGTCTTGCCGTTCTTGCGGGCGACCTCGAGGTAGAGCTCGCGGAACCGGCGCAGGCCGTCGGCGCGCTTCCAGCCGAACAGGGCCCCGACGATGAACTGCTGCCAGGGCTCGAGGTGGATCGGGTCGCCGAGCGGCTTGCCCGGGCGCGGGCCCCACTCGCCCTTGTAGTGGTGGAGGACGGCGGGGAAGAAGTCGATGGCCTTGCGCGCGGCGGTCACGTCGAAGGCGAGGCCGCGGGACGCCCCGGTCGCAAGGTCGGTGAGGTGGCGCTCGCACGCCTTCTTGACCAGCTTGCCCGCGACGACCCGACCGGCCATGACGTCGAGCGCGTAGGCCGTGACGGGATCTGGCGGGGCGGGCGGCTGCATCTTCCGCCGGGCGCGCGGGGCGAGGGTGGAGACGGTCATGATCCGGCCATCCATGCCTCGAGCGGGTCGCGCTCGGTGTCTGGAGTCTTGAGCCCCTCACGGGCGGATGGCAGGAACCCGAGGTCCTTGGCGAACGCCCGGATGAGCACGGCGTTGTCCCGCACCACCTGGTGAAGCGGGTTCTTCACGAGCTCGCCACCGCGGGCGCCTCGGACGAGAGGTCCGGACTGCTCGAGGAGCACCGCCGCGTGCTGGTATCGGGCGACGGCCTCGCAGTACGCACGGAGGGAATCGCCATCAACCGCCGTCAGGATGCCGGTGGCTTCGAGCGCCTCGGTCTGACGACGCCAGACCTGCTTCGCGGAGGCGCTCATATCGGCCGGCATGACAGGTCCGCCACCCGCAGGCTTGGGAGCGGCGCGGTTGAGACGGCTCTCGCGGCGCTCGCCGCGCAGGAGCTTGAGTGTCGTCGGCATCTTGGACGGCCCGCGCTCACCCATCGATCAGCTCCGCGCGCTTGCCCGTGAACTGCTCCCACCGCTTGATCGCCACGGCGACGTAGCGGGGGTCGATCTCGATGCCTACGCTCACGCGCTCCAAGCGCTCGGCGGCGATCAGCGAGGTCCCGGACCCCATAAACGGGTCGAGGACCACGTCGCCGGAGGCCGTGCTGTTCCGCATCGCCCGCTCCGGGAGGGCCACGGGCTTCTGCGTCGGGTGGTCGTAGTCCGACGTGGCGTCGCGCCCCTCCTGCCAGAGGTCGCTCTCGGTGGTCCCCTTGAAGGAGCCGTAGTAGGCAATGAACTCGTGCTGGCGCCGGTAGCCGCTGCCCATACCGAACGACGGCTTTGCCCAGACGATCAGGGACCGCGGCTCGCCGCGCGCGGCGAGCGTGTGGGGGTAGGTGCGGAACTCAGAGCAGACGTACACCTCGGGCGCGGCACCTACGCCTGCGAACTCGCGCAGCCGTGACGGGTCGGCCGCGTCGCCCTCCACTGGCCTGTGGTGCCCGGAACGGCCGGAGTAGCCTCCAAGGCCGTACGGCGGGTCCGACCACACCATTGCGACGGCTCGCCCATCTATGGCACTCGCAGCATCCGTCAGGCTGTCTCCGCACAGCAGCCGATGGTCACCTAGTGCGAACAGGTCGCCCGGCTTGATGCCCGGGTCGTCGACAAGGTCAGGCACGTCGTCGGGATCAGTGAACCCTGCCTTGGGGGCGGCGGGGGCCATCGCCTCGAGCATCCCAGCGAGGGCGTCGTTGTCGATGGTGATGTCTGCCAGGAGCATCCGCAGCTTCTCGTCATCGCGCCCAGCCATCGCGGCAATCGGATCGAGGGTGGCGAGGACGAGCGCCTCCTCCTCGGGGTCCAGGTCCACGTACAGGACGGGGATGGCGGACTCACCACGAGAGAGGGCCTGCTCCACGCGGGCGTGGCCGTCGACGAGGTTCCCGGTGCGCTGGTTGACGAGCACCTGCTGCACCCACCCAACCGTGTCGAGCGACCCGAGCAGCGCGTCCTGCTGCGACCGCGGGTGGATGCGCCAGTTGAGCGGGTTGGCGACCAGCTGGTCCGGCGCCTCGGAGCCGGAGCCCACGATGCGGTTGCGCCAATGGGCCTCGGTCACGGCCGTACCCCCCGCGTGACGAGATCGGCGATACCTGGCCGCGTGCGCAAGCGTCCGCCCGGGTCAGCAATCCTCGCGTTCGAAGCCCGTCCGGACCCCTCCCCCCCGGTACGCTCCCGGTTCCGCTTCGCCGTGTTGCAGGAGCGGCACAGGGTCTGCGTGTGCCGTGCGTCGCCGTTGCGCACGTGGTCCGCGACCAGGTCATCGGTCGTGCCGCACTCGGCGCACTGGGGGGCGGCCAGGCGCTGCGCCCTGCTGATGCCCTGCCACGCCGACCCGTAGCCGCGCTCGCTGGTCGTGCGCCTGCAGCTCGCGCAGCGGCCGCGCCCACCGGGAACGGCCCGCCCGGGACAACGGGGGGTCAGGCATGCCGCCCCCGGTGCGGTGGGCATCAGCGCGAGCCTCCGGACGCGCCGACACACCGGGCGATGCCGGTGCGCTGCTGCGTGTCCATGAGGCTGCTCCCGCGAGTAGGGATGCCGCCTGGTCCGTCCTTCACTCGCACTCGGGACGGGGCGGATGGCTGGGCTACGACGTCGACCCCGTCACGTGCTTGACGGTGCTGTTGATCCCCACCGCTGCGGTGGCACAGGCGAGCCACGCCATGAGCAGGGCAAGCACGTTGTCGGGGGCCAGGATGGGCACGGCGGTCAGGGAGGCGAGGTAGAGCAGGGCACTCACGACGAACGCCATGAGCGCGCCCGACACCTTCGCGTCGATCACGGGGAAGACGTTCTTGAGCAGGGCCACGAACGACGTGATGACCCCCGCGGCGATCACGACGCCTTCGGGGGTGTAGAGCGCTGCAAAGGTGAGGTTCATGCCTCGTTCTCCTCCGCGGGCGTGACCTTGCCTGCGGCTGCGGGTACGTAGAGGACCGTCCGTCGTGCCTGCCCGTCGGCGTACACGCCCTTGGTCGTCGCCAGGACCGCGCGCCACGCCTTGCCACTGACGGACCCGGCGAGGCCGATGTACGGCACGTCGTCGGACTGCTGCATCACCGTGACCCGCGCTCCACCCGGGGCGGCGTAGAGGGCCTGTCCCTTGACGAGGTGCATAACGCTCCCCGAGGTGATGGCGGGGACGTATCGGATTGCCACGTTGCCCTCTCTTGTTCCGGGCTCGGGGTTGACGGGGTCGGGTTCGATGGGGGGCACGGGGTTGTCGAAGACGCCGAAGTTGACCGACGAGGCGAACTTGACGGCGTAGCGCTGGAGGACGCTCTCCCGCTCCCAGCGACCGGCCTTGCAGATCGGGTCGTAGATCCACCACTGCACCGCGGCCTCGACCGTGCGGTGGTTGGGGTGCTCGAGGA